AATAATCAGATCAACATAAACCAATAACGAAAGAAGGACAGAGATGGAGAGAATACCGAAACCGAAACACGGAAGCAAAGAATGGCTACTGACTAGATGGCGAGATAGTCAAGGTAAGTGCGTATTCGGGGCTTCCGATATCCCTGCGCTGATGAACGCTTCGCCTTATAAGACGAGAGCAGAGTTGTTCGCAGACAAACTTAACGAGCCTCAAGAGCAGGCAGAGTCAGCGATCTTTAGGCGTGGCAATCTTCTAGAGAAGCCGTTGCTAGAAGCAGCGTCAGAAGAATTAGGTATGTCGTTTTTTACGCCTGAATGGATTTACCGCAGCAACAGATTGTCTGTTTCTCTTGACGGTGTAGATCATTGGGAATCGCCAAGCGTCATAGTGGAAGCAAAGACGACTACACGCTATTCAATTTACGATCAGAACGATTTGCCTACGGAATGGTGTTGGCAGGGTTGGGCGCAGCAGGCGGTGCTTGATTGTCCTGTTTGGTTCTCGGTGCTTGATCGTGATTTAAAAATCAGTGTGGTTGAGTTACCTAGAAACGAGGTAGCGATTGACGCTCTGCGATTAGAAGCAGAAGTATTCGGTGATTGGGTTGATAACAATACGCCACCGTTTGACGAGATCAATAACTTTAGTGCAGATGATATTGCTCGGATATTCCGAGCGACACCAACTATGGTTGAACTAGATGCGGTAGCAGCGCAACTAGTGATAGATCTTGAGAAAGCACGAGCGACTTCTAAAGAGGCAAGCGATGCTGAAGCGAGGCTAAAAGACGCTCTTGCTCAGATGATGTTGAATAACGAGATCGGTATGTTTAATGGGCAGAAGATTGTTTCGTGGACTCAGCAGGCAGGCAAGAAGGCGTTAGATATAGCGAGGCTTCGTGCCGATCACCCAGAGTTAGTTAAGCAATATGAAAAGCAAGGTAATCCATATCGTGTGATGAGAACACACAGAGAGAAGGCAAAGAAATGAGTAATGAAACAGAAGCAGTAATGTTAAAAGCGGTGCTGGAACAATATGCCACTCCAGATCCGAAGATCGTAGGAACGATTCCACGCAACGGAATCAATCTTGCGTATGTCAGCCACGCAGAGATTACTCGCATATTGATTGAAATTGACCCGATGTGGAATTGGCAGCCTGTCGCTTGGGTTGATGGCAGACCAGCAATACACGAAGCGAACGGCGTGGCAACTATGTGGGCAACGCTTACATTGTTAGGCAAATCGCTTGTCGGTGTCGGTTCGGTTCGTTCAGATAAGCCCGACTTAGACAAGGAACTTGTTGGAGACTTCTTGCGAAACGCAGCGATGCGCTTCGGCATCTGCTTGTCGCTTTGGTCTAAACAAGATTGGGAAGCACCACGCAACAATGTCAGCAGCGTCTATACGAGTTATCCGATGAGTCAAGTAGAGGCTGAAAAGAGTAAACAGGCACACCCATCAAATGTTCAACCTAAAAGCAGCCATCAGGAATCGTTGAGTGACGAGCAAATAGAACAAGCGTTCTCTACTCCGCAGAAATCTACGGCGAAGATCGGCAGCCTGATATCAGACAAGCAGAAGGGTTTGGTGTCATCGTTAGCAAAAGAAGTTGCTGATGGAGATATCAGTGCGATCTTGAAGCAACTGTTTGACAAAGCAAATCTAAACACGCTTACAACCAAAGAGGGTTCAGATCTCATCAAGCATTTGATGGGTTTACGAAAGAAAGCAACTGATGAGCAACCCTTCTGAAGAATTACAGATGGCTTACGAGTTTGCGATCGGTGTCTTAATTGACTGCGCTAGAAAGGTCGTAGTTTTTGACGGCACTGATCGTAAATCGTTAGATGATTTGCGTGAAGCAGTTTTGAAGTTCGGAGAAGTAAACGATTTGATTGCGAGGTTTTTTAGTGAGTCGTGAACATTGGTCTGAGAGCGCAGCGTGTCGTGGGAAAAAAGGTAGCGTATTCTTCCCCGACCATAGGACTTTGAATGAGCATCGTTACGATGAAGCGTTAGCCATCTGCGCTAATTGTTCGGTGCGTCAAGAATGTTTAGATATGGTTATTGTGTTAGAGGACACTGATGATCGTTGGGGTGTTTTCGGTGGAATGACACCGCCTCAGCGAGCGAAGTTGCGTAGAGAGTTAAAGGAGATGGTGAAATGAACGCAAAACTTTGTGCCTGTTTAGTGAAGCGTGTTCTTCCACGAAAGCCTTTTTGTGGTGAGAAGATAGATGACGCTGATGAGGATTGAGGAACGCAAAGGCGATTGTCAAGGCAATCGTGACAAATGCACTTTGAAAGATTGTCCGAAGTTTGGCACTCTCGGCAGACCATCACGAGACGGCAGCAGGCGAGTAAAAGGTTGCGCTGACCCGACAGCACGAGGGAAAAGATCTCGCACGAAAGGATTGAACAAGCAGCGTGTCGCTCGTAAGCGTCTCGGTGTAGCACCATCACATAAGTTCGGTGACGGCAACGAGGAACGCTGGCAAGATGTCCTGTTTGCTAATGAAGTTAAAGCAGGCAAACAAATAGGCGCAGCAGTTACGGCGTGGCTTCGTATAGAGGCTCAGGTGCGTTCTAACGAGGCTGATTTCGGTTCTAGGCGGAAACCTACACGGGCGATTTTGATGCCTGACGACTGGGGCAGCGAAGGTTTAGTGATGGTCAGGCTTAGCACTTGGGAGGAATTAGTGCGACCTGCAATGCACGAATACTACGAAGGCGGACAATAATGACTTTTGATTATGTAACAGCATTTAAGCAAGGTGGTTACTGGTCAAAATATGTTGCCGACATTTTACAAAGTAAAGGCATCAGATGTTATGCGCCAGACATAAAGATCGCTACAACGACTGCCGAACGAGAACATATGACTAAACACGAGCAAGATATCGTTTTTAACTGGAACTATAAACCGTTAGAAGTTAAATCATCTAGCAGAGATTTTACAAGTGATTACTTGAATTATCCTTATCAAAGTTTGTTTGTAGATACGGTTTCTAGTTTTGACAACAAAATAGTTGAACCTTTGGCTTATGTGTTTGTATCGCAGAAAACAAGAGGATTAGTTTGTCTTTCACCTAAGTCAAAGAGTCATTGGCATAAAGTTCAAGCGTTTGATAAGCAGCGACAAATTAACGAACTTTTTTACAGTGCCTCTAAGGATCTACTGATTCCATTTGATGATCTTGTAGCACATTTACTTAAGCGTCAGAAAGCAGTAGACGGTGTATAGAGACGCTAAACACTCGCAAAATAAAGTATTCGTACAAATTAATGTTTTACGGGCTATATTCAGAGACTTGAAAGAGGAGGCAAAATGACACCAGCACAGATAGAAGGCTTTATAGATCGCATCTGCGGTCTGTTTCCTACAAGTCAGATTGGGCGTAACACCGTAAAGAACGCTTGGACAGCAGACGATTTTTTACTGCTGCAAGATGTTGATGACGCACGAAAAGTTGTGCCGTTAATTATGGAACACCACGAGAAGTTTCCTAGCCTTAAAGAAGTTCATAGATCGTTTGCGTTGCTTCGTAAACCAGCGATAGACCAGACAGTTGTTGTTTGCGAAATCTGCGATGGTAACGGCTGGGATAACGGCAAGCGATGGAACTTCAATACTAAAGAATTGATTTGTGAAGGCTTTACTAAAACAGTTTTAGAGCGCACATACACATATGTTGTGCCTTGTAAGTGTCGGGAGTTCGGCAAAGCGTAAAGAAGTAAGAAACGAAAACGAGAAGAATAAACATACAGACCTAAACCATTCGCACGGTAGTTGGTAACACTCGGCAACGAGGGTAGATCACGCTGTAAGTAATTACGGTGTGAGGCGAATAATTTGTTGGGAATCGCAGTGAGGCAGAGCGGTAGGGGTCATTCAAACTGTGTCAAGTTAGTTAAAACTTAAACATATATATATATTTCAAAGTCAGCAACAACAATGCTAGGGTTGAGACATACGCCGACTGAGGCGAACGATGAGCGAACACGCCACGACCTGTCAAGGACAGAACAAAGAAAACTAAAAACCTATAACCAAGTTCAGAAGGAGGACAAGGTGATTGGAGTTAATGTGAAGAAATTATTTATTGTGTTTATTGTAAGCGTTGTTGGTTTTGCTGGTGTTGCTGACGCTGCGAGCGCACCTCAAGGAGTAAAGCAATTGCAAATGAGGCAGCACCCTTTTGATTTTGTAGTAGATGTCAAACGCACTGTTCCTGAGTGGGCTAAGTGTCCTGACATTTGGAATCGTTTGCGTGACGCTGGTTGGCTTGAGAAAGATGTTGTCAAAGCAGATCAGATTGTTTGGCGAGAGTCTCGCTGTATCGCTTCGGCACATAATAAGAATGACCCGAACACGGTGCAAGGTGTTAAAGGTTCGTTAGGTTTGTTTCAGATCAATTTGTTTTGGATTCAGCGCACTACTTATTATCCGAACGGATATTTGCAAACTGTTTTGAATCGGGATCTTGTGCCAGCAGATTTGTTTGATGTCGCTGTAACGATTGATGCTGCGCAGGCTTTGATTCGTTATGACAGGGCGAAGGGGAAGTGCGGTTGGTCTGCGTGGTTAGGCTGTTAGAGCAAAGATTTCTTAAAGTTTTTTTGAGATTCTTTTTTGACCCTTATAATATAAGGGTTTTAGAGGGTTTAATAGTTGGGTGATTTCGTTTAGGCACTTTAAGATTGACTTATCAGGTAAAGAGCCTGAAAGTTCAAGAGGAGGACTTAGAAATGGAACAGTTAAAAACAAACATTCTGAACCTAGTTTCAGGAGAACACGAAAGCACTTATAGTCTTGCAAGACAAGTTCTTGCAGGGATTGAATCCGAAGAAGTTACAGCAGAAAGCAAAACAGCAGCAAAACTTTTCAACGCAATAATTCGTTGGGCAGATGCAAGAAAAAATATCAATGATTCGCTTAATTCATTGATTCGGGTTTGCGAAGAACACAAACAACTTGTTCAAACGAACCGCAGCATTCACGCTGGTTTTGTTCAGACAGATAACTTCTACCGCAACACGGCAACGGCTCAAGGGCTTCAAGACGAGATTCATACTCTCTGCTGGATCGCTGGTCTTAATACCGATCAAATCGGCAAACTCTACAATCAAATTAGTTCACTAATTGACTTCAACAAGTAGCAAGATCGGGTGGCTGGCAGGCTTTCAGGTTCAAGCCCTGAACACCCACAAGGTATTTTTACCGATTAACAAATAATCAAAGTTCAAGAGGAGGACTTAGAAATGGAAATAAAGAAAAAAGAATCACAGTTCGGGATTAAAACTCACGCCCAGTTACAAACGATAAATGGCGTAAAGTACGAGTTTCAACCAGAACATTTATTTTGCGACAAGTGCTGGGAAGAAGTTGATAGTGGTCTGGCACACGCTAGTTATTTCGGTTCGTGCCGTGCTATGGCTCGCCAAGAAGCATTTGAACCAAAGAACGATTGCTCAATTACAGTAATAAAGTTAGACAAATAAACTAAATTAAGAGGAGGAACAGAAATGAACACAATAGATAGAAAGCAATATACAAGCATTAATCAAATCATTAGCGAAGCAGAAAGAGCAGGTTCACACTTCTTCAGTAAAGCCACGCTCAGATTCTTTAGCAGCCGAATCCATAGCGAAATCTACGGTGGCTGCTACTTTATAACTAGTGAGCGAGACAATTACAGAGACAGCAATCCTCGCTTTTATACGATCAGAAAGTATGAAGGCGGTTTAAGAGTTGAAACAGTTGGCGAGTTCTGCCAATACACTTCAAAAGCACAAGCAATATCAGCAGTAAAAAAACTAATCAAAACAGAGGAGACAAAATGAAAGAAATAACAATCTTAGAGTTGTCAGGTAAAACAAAAACTTTACCTACTAATTCATCAAAGTCCAAAGTTATAAATGCAATCGTTGAAGTAACTAATGATGAAAAATCTCAAAAAGAATTACAACTTTTGCGAGCATTCACTCAAGGATATTTAAGTGCGCTTATTACCCACAATAAAGTATATGAAGGGTTTGATGAGTTCTATTCATATAACGATAAATGGGATATAAACATTCACGCTGTTGGTGAAAAACCAAAAACGATCTATGCGGTGGCTTATCCGCAAACGGTAGATTCAGATGGATACTTAACAACAGATACTTCAAATTGGGTTGAACTAGGGCAATACAATATGAATGGAACACTAAAACAGAAGGTCAAATCACAATGAAAATTACTAAACACTCTTTAGATCACATAGAACTAATTTCATCGGGCGATACAACATTATTTGAAATCAGACTCATCGTGGCAATGAATGAATATACGAATCAAGAAGATGAGTTTGGCGTTGGCGCACTTGACTGGCTTATAAACCTATTAAACCTCGCAGCAGCAGGCGAAGATATCCAAACAGGCGCACAAGAGTTCTTGAAATCAATGATGACACTTAACGAAGAAAGAGTGCATCTTTGCAAAGTAGAGAAAATCAACTATAACATTGACGAGATAGGAGAAATCAAATGAGACCACAGCAATCGTTATTCTTTTCACTTACAGGCATCGGGCTACTTTTGTTGATGATGGTTTTGCCATCTGAAACCAAATCAACTTCGGCAGGCTGGGTCGGCTACGGCATAATCATCGGGCTACTGCTCAGCGTGGCTTTAAGAGCCTTCAGCACCCTGTCTTACGAGCGCAGTTACAAACGACCACAAAGGACATATACGAATCGCAGCCGATAGGCTCAAAGTGTTCTCGTGTCAGCCAATCATCGCTTTTATCCCCTCTTGAGCGGTGGCTTGTTCCCTAATAGGGTTGGCTGGCACGAGAACTTATTTTTATTTGAGAGAGAAAGCGAAGCGAGTTATGACCTTAAAAGATCTACAAAATGCGGTAGCATTTTTAAGAAGGCTAAGTGTTGGGCAGATGGAAGCCGAAGAACTAATAGCGACAGTTGAAGCGTTAGAAGCAGAGATTAAGAAACGGAGAACTAAAAAATGAGCGAAAGTTTGAACGCCGAACTACAACATTGGCAAGCACGAACAGACGATATGCAAGTTGCCCTTGACCATATGCGAGAAGATCGTGATTCTTTGAAGGCTGAAAAAGAAACATTAAGCGAGGCTTACGCTAAAGCAGTTCAAGAGTTGGCGATGTATAAGCAGATGGTTGATCGTATGCGAATCGCTATGTCTCAAGGCGCAGAACTGTAATCAGATGAAAGTTAAGTGCCTCAACTGCGGTTACGCTTTTGAGCCAGAGCCAAGAAGAACAGTCGGCTGTCTATGCGATAGTGACGCACCGACTTGGATTGGTGTAGCCTCTGACGGCAAGTTAATAACGATGAGTTACGCCAACTATGAGATAGAAAAGGATTAGAGATGGAACAGCGCAAAATAGAACACACAATCGTAGATATAGATTCGGTTCAAGCCCACCCAAAGAATGTGCGTCAAGGCGATATCGGGGCTATCTCTGAATCACTTAAAGCACACGGACAGTATCGCCCAATCGTGGTAGATAAACGCACCAACCATATTCTCGCAGGCAACCATACTTGGAAAGCAGCGAAGGCTTTAGGTTGGG